ATCACTATTAATACAATTTCCATATTACCCTCCATATCTCATATAATCTTTTGTTGCTGTTGCTCCTGCTATTCCTAATATTCCTAATCTTCTTCTTTGTTTTCTTGATTCTTCATATCTAAGTTCTTCTTCTGTCATTATTCTTGTTGCTTTAGTACGTTCTATACAAAATCCTCTTATTGCATCTGGTGCGTGGGTTAATTCATGGGGATTCTTTGCTACATCATTCGGATTCTTTTCATCTCTTTGTACTACTGGTAGCGTTCTTATTAGGTTTCTACAGGTATTAAATATCCTTAATTTACTTCTTCTTATTTCTTTTCCTGTTTGCTCATCCTTCTTTTTGACTATTTTTAAGTGTTCTTGTACTGCATACCATCCTACTATTCTATCATTGGATGATTTTGTTAATTTAACACCATTTTCTCTAAAAATTTCATAAGCACTCTTTCCTGTATCGTTTCTACGGTTCCACAAATCAGGTGGTGCATAAGAATATTTAATTTTATCTTCTCCATTCACTTCTAAAATGCGTTTTGCTGCATCTGATATGATTAAATCAGGTTCATATAGTTCTTTATAGACAAATTCATTCCCTCTTGGATCAATTGCTATCCAATAACAGGCTAACATATCTAATCCATAGTCCATTGTACGGTATCTATCCCATTCTTCTGGTATTTCAAAAGGTTCTATTACATGTATTGAACGGTCAAAATCTTTAAAATATTGCCCATCAAATATATCCCAATTACCTTCTTTTAATGCTTTACGTTCTTTTTCAGGTAAAGCATCTAATCTTTTTACATACTCTGGATCAGATTCCATTAGGAATTTATTATCTGTTACAAAACTTGGTATGAATAATCGAGTATTTTTTTGACCTGTTTCCATTCTACATTCATGTATCTGTCCACTTGGCCCTATATCTACAAATCTTTCCTTTACCCACATGTGTCCTACTCCTCCAGGGTTTGTAGAACTCTTAATACGTTTAGGGTATCCATTTGCTCCACGGCAACGTGATATCATATAAGTATACATATATTCAGTAAAGTGGGTTAATTCATCAAATCTTATAACATCATATTCAGCACTTTGGTATTGATATACATCATTCTCATTATCAATGTATCCAAAGTCTATTATTGAACCATTTTGAAATGTCCATGTATGTTTTGATGAGTTATATGATGCTATTTGTTTTGGATATAACTCTAATGAAGTACGTATTATTGACCTCTCTAAGTCTGGAAATGTTCTACGGAAGATTATTTGTTTACTTTTTTCATATTGTAGTGCATATATTAAAGCATCTACTAATTGTCCGTAAGATTTGCTTAACCGCCACCTGCTGCGCCGCCGAATAGCGTTTCAAATGCAGCAGAATGAATAAAAAGGTCTTGTTTTTCTGTAATCCTTAAATCCAAATTCATAGGTGGCTAATCACCTCCTTGGTATATGAAGGTTTATCACATACTCTTTAATTTATTTGGTTGCAGAGGGAGGAATCGAACCTCCTACCTTTGGCTAAGGAAACCAACAAGCTACCAATGCTCTACTCTGCTATATTAAGAAGGCTCTTCACCTTCTTCTAGGGGATGAATTGTGCCCTACTATCTGTGCCTTATAGACACCATAGAATAGATAATTAAAACGTATATGGTCTAAACCTCAACGAAGTATAAATCCTAAAATTTTCTACTCATTATTTCTTATCTACTCTATGCAGCCTACAAAGACTGCAAATATTTATATATGTGCTTCAGTATCAAAACCTTTTTCTTCTATTTTAATGTTTTTCCATTTTTTATAAGCATCTAAATACATTTCCTTTTTATCTCCATTATATGTGCATTCAAAATACATTCCATCATATAATGTTGTACTTAATAATGCTTTGCTATTTTGTAATGTTTTACACATCCACACTACATACACATCTTTTATTGATAACTCTACATTATCTGTTATTTCTCCATTTTCTTTGTAATATTGAATAATCGCATTCTTACATGCTTTTTCAAAATCATAACTATCTTTCATATAAAATCTCCATCTCTACAAATTCCTCAGAGTCTTTTACTGCTTTATGTGTTATCTCAGTTATATGTTTAATATTGTCGTTCTCTAATATCCCTAAGTTCTGCATACAATCCAGAATCGCTTTGACTGATTTATTATCAAGATCAGAACGTACATTCTTTATATGCCATGTAAAGACCATCTTAATGGGATATTCTGTTATTGGAGGGATACTCTTTACAAACCAACTTATATCCTTCATCTCGGCTTTTTTATGTGATGCTGCTCCATATTTATTTGCCCTACATTTAGCAATTGTATCGTTCCAATTATCTAGTTTTAAAGGTATCGTTATCTTCATAGTATCTTCTCTCTTTTCCCCTATACCCTCTTTTAAAGGGGGGGAGTACCCTACACGTAGTTTCCTAACATTACTAGATAGTTAAGTTCCCTATTTATCGCATACTCCCGTCGGTTATATAACCATGGCTGAGTCCAAATTCTCATTTAACTATAGTCGATTATTGGTTATCCTAGCTCTCTAGGTCTATAGCACCACTTTACACTTCTTATTTTTGTATTCCGCCTGTGGACGATTAGCACTTTTTCCTTATATATCAACAGGTGTAAACTTTACATATTTTGGTTAAACTTTACACTTTTACATAGAAAAAACACTCGTTTGAGTGTCTTTATAGTATTTTTACGTGGGTGTGTATATATATAGTATGTATAGATTTGTAGTACCTATTTATTGACATATAGGGTATATAGGGGGGAAGTATATCTCTTTTGTTGTTGTTTTTCTCTTCTCTCTTGTCCTCTCTCTCTCGTGTTGTACTGCTCTCGTTCTCTTGTATATCAACAAATTATTATATAAAACAAATGTTTGCTTCCTATAATTGACATTATGTTAACTTCTTTACTTCTCCACCTTTATATTAATATTTATAGAGTTATTACTGGTTGATAAGTTGTTCTCTAGCCTTGATTTATCGTATGTTATACCAAGTATTTTAGCATAGTCTAGGGCTTTTATATCTTCTTCTTCTAGCCTTTCATTTAACCCATTTATAGCTTTATTAAGTATTATATCCAATTTTTTCGAGAAGTTCTTTTTACTTTCAATTATATGCTGTTCTAGTATTTCTTTACCCTTGTCAGACTTAACTAAAGAATAAAGAGTCCTGTCAGAGATATCAAATCTTCTACATAGATCCTGGACATTCTCTTTTCTTCTATTAAGATAGTACTCTACTATTATTTGTTGTTTATCTTCATCAGATAGTTTGTAGTTATGTTTTCCTTTAATCATGTTATAACCTCCAATAAATTAGGGCAGGTTT